CGATGGATCATCGTCTACACTCGTGACTTGGTCACGAAGTAGACGGGTCCAGCCGTCTAAAGTGGACTTAATTCTCCGACTCTGTAATCGGGGAACTAAGAACTCTTTACGCTGGAAATGCTTGTTTACCCGAAAGCGAAAAATGCGAGAATTCATCATCTCTGCATCCTCCGCATCGGGAATAACTTCACACGGGAAAGCACTAAACTTTGTACCGAAAGGAATCCTTCCGAATACTTTGTTTAGACCTTCACGTATGGAGTTAGCTGTGCTAGTATATCCCTTTTCCTTAAGTTCATTAAGAAGAGAGATATAGCTAACATAGCAAGCACCATCGGACCGTCGACTCGTCCAGAGTTTTCTTAAACGAGACGGGGTGATTGGAATACCTTTAAAGGCATCCATCCCACACGACTCTCGAAAGAAACCTCTGATGCAAGATTTAGAATGGTTGACTTTTAGACCAACCATTTCTAAAATTTGCATACATCGAGGAGCCCAATCTGTGGGGATAATTATATCATCCCCATAGACGAAGATCCTCTCACCCACTCGTTTGAGTGGCTGGCGAGAAGACCAAACCTGGTCGGCTACCATAACTGACCAGAAGACTAAGGCTTCTACGGGAAAGCATAAAGCACTTCCCATTGGAGCAAACTTAGCCAACGGCTGTATACTTCCATCTGGAAGTAAGGTAGCGGTCGTTCGACAGGCCTCTAAACACCGGAGCACGTTCGGAGAATCTTTGAAAATTCTCTGAACAACTCCGAGAGAGACCCGGTCGCTTGCATCCTTGAGATCAATAGTAGAATACTCACGACTGTTTGAAGAGTCGAGAGCAATCCTCCTATTGATATCTTGGGATGAAAAGTTGATCTGACCCCTTGTTGGCCAATGGCTTTCAAGGTGTCGAACCAAGCTCCTCCCCAATCCCTGCTGGATCCATTGGTATTCCAATGGTTCCGCCGAGATGAGGCGCGGCCCACGACTGTCCTTCGGGACAAGTACAACTTTGGCGATGCCACTTTCGTGACGCTCCAAGGACTTGTACCAACCCAACCGGTCCAGGAGTTCATCTCGCTTCCCTACTATAAAATAATCGTAGTAGGGAAACTGCTGGTGAATAGAGTTGTAGAGACGGGAAAATTCCCATTTCTCTTCAAGTTTTTCACCAGTGGCCACCGCCCCAGGCCCATGTCTCGGTAGGATATCCTTCGGATCGAAATCCGAAAGAATTCCTCGTACAATCCGAGAGGCTAAGTCAAGAACTGACTCGGCTTCAGGAGTGAACGACAAACCCTGAATTTCCGACTCTGTAGAAACAAAAGATGCTATCACGGCATCTTCTTGTTCTTTAGTGTACGGAACTTCAAGTTTGTACGCGAAAAAGAGTACTTGTCTTAAATGCTTTATAGCATAAGGACAAGCATCTTGCCTGAGGGCACCGTCTTCACCGAAGACAAGACTGAAGGTCGCCTGCATAAAAGCGGGTCTCCCACTACACCCATGAGCTCTTTTGAACTCACGAGGTATAGAGAGTCTTGCCTCTTCCAATCCTAAATCTAAGGCCTTTCCCAACTTGGGGA